AATGAAAATGTAGTCTTAATAAATCTTTCACCCTCACTCATCTCTGTAGAATCTTCGAATGACTCAATATTAGATTGAAACTTTAACTTTCCTGGCTCTCCCCAATATGAACCATCAGCCCAATTTATCTTTTCTATAATCTTGTTCATTTGTTCTATGTAAGCGGTGAATATAATACACTCATAATTAAGTGTAACATAGTCAGGCATAGCTACGTTGTATAATTCTCTTTGTGGTATTAAACCTCTGTCTGCTGAAAATCTATTATATCTATTTTGTGCAGAATGTTTTTTCTCAAACGTGTAAAATAACTTTGGGTCGTTTGAATCAAGTTTATCTACTGCTATTTCTGTTCTTTTAGACATGGATGTTCTTCTAAAAGCAATGACAGGTGTTATTATCTGTCTTTTACTATCTCTCATAAAACCAGTTCTACGTATGGCAGCCCATCTTTCAGGATTAGCATACATTAGTGGAACTTTTACTTCCTCACCTTGTTCCATAACTGTGGGTTTAATCACATTATTGAAGTAATACATAATAGAGGCATCAACATCTAACAAACCAACTTCGACATTCTTAACTTCGTCATTGGTTCTTCTTTTTATTCTACCTCTATTTTCTACACCACCATACTGAATAAATCTTTCACTACGTGGTAATGGTTTTGTTCTAGCCACTAATTACTCCTAACTCTTTCTATCTGTAGGTTGGAACGTCTCACCAAGAATGCTGATAGAACTACAGACCAATTGTTGTTGTAGTCACCACCAACTAACTGATTCTCATTCATGTTAGAAACTTCCCAATGTCCTAAGTTCCAATCTATAATATCACCAAGTTCTGGTCTAACATCTGCATCTATCAAAGATTGTCTAAGTATAGCAAATGTTGCATTCTGTCTTAAATCTGGTCCGAACTCATCTGTATTAAAATCAAAATCATCTGCTGTGATGAGTGATGCTACCTCAACACCTGGTTTGTATAATTTACCAGCTGCAGCTTCACCATACATATTTGTTGATGTTTCTTGTATAGAGTGTTGATAAATGACTATTGTTTGATTTATAATACCATCTTGATTTGATGTCAAATCACCGACAAGTTCATTATTGACTCTATCCATGAAATCTCTGTCATTTTGTGAATAATATCTTGTAGCCATTTATTTAACCTATGTAAATTGGATAAGGAACTTTCTGTAATTTCTCCTGTAATGCTTGAGCCTCATCTCTTTCTTGTTCCATAAGAGTTTTTCTACTTGTTTGCTCTAACATCTCTCTTAGTTGTGAAATCAAGAACTCTTTTTCAGTCTGAGCTTCTTGTCTTAGAGTTTCACCATCTAAACTTGTCTCAGCGTTGGGGATAGGAATAGTTCCGTATTTTCCTCTGATAGTTCCTAATAGTTCTTTTGTTAATGCTAATCCATACTTTCGTATCCATTGAACACCTACTGAATTAATCGAAGCATACTTCATATCTTGATATGGTATGTTAGAGTAATCCGAAACCACACCTGAACCACTAGCAGTTCCATATGGTCTTCTTAACATATCATCCCTATCTGCTTTTACTACGTAATCAAAGTATAAGTCAAATGTTGATGTAGGATTAGGAAACACTCTTAACTGATTGTTCGTCATTTCAAAAGTATAAGCTGATTTTCTTATTTGGTCATTAAACTCTATAGCTTGTATTCTTAACATATCCTCATATACTGGCATCAACGTAAAGGAAACAGCTGGTGAATACTTACCAAATCCGAATCCCTCTATTAAGTTAATACTACCATATCCTGTGGTTGCATAAGGGTCGAAGTATCTTTGGATAGCAGGACTTGCTTCATAGTATACCCTTTTAACTTCTATTCCTTTACCACTTTCACTTACCTCTGAAAACAAAGCGTTTAAATCATATGTTTGTGAACCACTACTTACAGTGATTTTACCCTTTTTCCATTCAACATCACCACCAACACCAGCTTCAGTTCCGTATTGTTCTGAAAGTTCGATGGTTCTACCCAAACTTGGTTTAAGATTTCTATGTGTAAAATCTGAACTTGTAGGTTGTCCTTGTGCAACTAATAAGTTGTCTTTGATATTAAATTGATTTACTTGAGCTGCGTATTCTGCAGTAGCCTCTTCGTAACAAGCAAAAAATTGTGCTGCTTGTAATTCAACGGATACAATTGGATATCCAAGTCTTTTTGCACACCACTCTGAGAACTGAACTGATGCACTTGCAAAACTAGCTTCTGCGTCATATAACTGCCAGGGTGTTGAGCCCGATGAGTTAAACGAAGCGCTTCCTGGCCATATTGGCTGTTGTGCCATAAATTTCTCCTATATATAGAGTATTTTAGATATATCTGATAATAAATATCGAATAAACAAAAAAGGGGAAGTGTTTAGCTTCCCCTTTAATTTGATTAAGTAGATTAGTTTTTACGACTCATCTACCCATGTGCCACGAATGTCAGCAATCATCCAACCAGCTGAGTCTACACCCATCAAGTGAACAAAGTCATACTTCTTCTGTGTAGCTTTGGTATTGATAATGTCTTTATTATCTGTACCAGCTGCACCAGCGATGTCAACTAAGAACTTATCACTTCCATTTGGTGAAATGGTTAATAATGCTCCAGCATCTGCTGCTGTGTTAACGATAATGTATGATGAACCAACTGTTACTCCTGGTAATGTTAGTGTTTT